CCTGTTCCGGAACGACCTGGCGTGAGCATCAAAGTGAGCCCAAATATCACGCAAAGCCAAATGAAGAATTGGCGCAAAAATGCAGGTGAAGATTCGCGCAACGGTCTCGATGCAACAAAGTTTGCTTGCTTGGTTATCGGTCACACCGCAACTGGAATCTTTATTGACGACGAAGAGGTGTTTGACGAAAATGGCAATTTCTTGAATTTCGCACATCCGATAATTCTCGAAATGACAGAGGCAGCACGCCCTGTTCCAGACGCAGTTCGTGCGATGTTTGGCGTTGACCCACACGTGGAGTCTGCAGCACTTGCAATTCTTGATGCCGCTGGATATTCGGATACGGTCGCAGCAGTGGACCCTACGAAGGAGTCTTCAGCGAATTAGTTGAAGATTCCGCAATAAAGTCAGCAGCTCGACTCGGTGAGCTGTTCCACACAAATCCGCTAGACCTATTGGCTGTAGAGGATGTTGACTGGTTGATGCTTTTGGCCTGTGCTAAAGTTATATCTAACGACCGCGAAGAGCAAGAGCGTAAGTCGAAGACTCAGAGGTAGTACGGGAAACCCCAGAAACCCCATAGCTCGGCAGTTCCTTACACTCACGTGACTTAAAACTCACCTGGAGCAGTAATGGCCGACGAGACAGTCAATATAAAAATAAAGATTGATGCGAAGACTCGTGAACTTCGCAAGGTCATGGCTGAGCTTGGCGCGCTCAAGAAGATGGAGCGCCGTTTTGCTAGCGGTAGAACCATTGAAAACTACGCCCAATCCACCACCCGAAGTATTTCAGGTATGGCGTCAAAGTGGAAACGCAGTTTCGATGAAATAGATGCTGCCACCAAGATGACTGGAAAGTTTCTTGGTGGATTCTTGAAGCTCGCCATTAAGAGCGTAATTATAGAAATGGCGCTACTTTCAGCAACAATGATTGGAGTTCACGCACTCTTCAAGGCTGGTCAATTCTTGGTCAAGGCGTACCAAGGAGCTATGCAGTTTTTAGCCGGTGGGGCTGCCGCAGCTGCGATGGCAATAGGAACAGTTGCTGCAGCAATACGTGAGCAGCAGGCAGCAATGTTTGCATATAGAGGAAAGGGAGCAAAAGAGTTCGGTTCATCCATGAATCAAACGAGAATGGCAATGCGAAACCTTCAATCAGATGTTTCGCTTGCAGGACTTGGTGTCGATTCGCTGAACAAGGCATTTGGCGTTATGTCTAAGACCATGAATATGGCGCAGATAAATGCGAGCAATAAAACAATCCGAGCTTTGATGGATTTTGGTTCAGCAGGACAGGACCCAGCAAAAGCTGTTGAACAAGTTGCCGCAGTAGTCGCTGCTCTCTCTAACCAGAAAAAGGGAATCGGCGATGTAATGGCCGAAGCAAAAAAACTCGGTCCAGAAATGCAAAAAGCACTGAAAGATGCGAATATTAAAACGAAAGACCAGTTTAAAGAGCTTTTATTTTCTGGAAAGCTTGCTGAAAAAGGAGGTGTTGCTGGACAGTTTGAGGCAGTAAACAACACACTCATCGGACAACTTAAAGCATATTTCGGAGTAATCCGTAGCGAATTTGCAGACTTCGGCGACCAGTTCCTTGAGCCAACCAAAAAAGCATTTGAAGAAGTATTTGGGATTATACGAAGAGACCTTGCTCGAGCAAGCGCAGCAATTGCCGGAGGTCCTGGATTCGAATCATTTACCGGTGGTTTTGTAACGGCAATAGACAAGCTGTCCAACTGGATGGTCACGATGTTGCGGGAGTATCTACCAAAAGCACAAGGAATGTTTGAAAGAATGGGCAATTGGTTTTTTAACTTCCGCCGTGGTTGGAACTTGCTTCTCGATAAGCTACGACCTCTCATAGATGGCGCTAGAGTTTTGTACAAAGCATGGGACCCAATCTGGGAAGCCATTAAGCGTGGCGCAGACAACCTTACTCTTTTCAGAGAATTGATTATCAAGAATGAAGACAGTGTTGCCGAATTTGGGCAGCGCATAGGCGACTTGATTGACAGCTTGGCTAAATATTTCATGAACATGAAAAAAATGTTTGCTGACATGGCTCCTTTTATAAACGACCTTCTCGCCGGAGTAAAAATGATGTTCGACCTTTTGTCGAAAATGCAAACTCTCGGTGCTGGAAATGGTCTTGCGTCCGCCCTTGCGCCTCTATTTGGTTTTGCTATAGCGGCACGAGGAATGAAGAGCGTTAAGGGCATGATGATGCCTGGCGTCGGCGCAATGAGTACCCAGCAAATGAACGTAACAGCAGGAACAGTAAATGTTGGAAGTGCTGCACTTACAGGACCAACTGGCCCTTCGGAAATGTCAAGACTCGCCAGCGGAGGAAGGGCTGCAGCTGTTGGTGGTAGCCCATCCGAAAAGAAGGGGGCTGCAGCAACTCTAGCTAGCGCTGGTTCGGCGGCGAAAGTGAGTGGTTCGCCAAAGGAGTTTGCTGGTCCTGGAAAAGTTACACCAAATATGTCACTGGGCGCATCGGTTCGAATGGGGTATCAAAACGTTCCTGGTGCAGAAAATACAGCCAAGCGAATCGAAAGAGCGGCGATGCGAAGAGACGCCGCACTTGCGTATGCCGGTCCAGGATTGACATCAAGAATGGGCGAGTCAATTCGCTCCAAATATAGAGACCTTTCAGCGAGAGGCGCAGGAACAACGGCGTATGCAGCAGCAGCAGGAATGACTTCAGCGGAGCGTGGTGGTCTCAGTGCTTCTGAATATGCAGCTGGAGGACCGACAACAGGTGTCACGTATGGTCAGGCAATGAAAAACAGTCTCACCAGGGCTGGCGCGCAGGCAAGATATGCGGCGTTTGCGGCTGCTGACAGGGGTCAGCTGCTTGCCCGAAGAGTTGCTGGCGCCGCAGGTAGGGGTATGGATTACATGAGAATGGGGGCATGGGACCCAGAGTTGACAAATCCAGATGGCTCAAAGGGTGGCTTTATCAATGTCCAGGACCAAAGGCAGGCAATTGCCGATGAACGCGCAAGGCGTGTTACGGAACGTGGTGGGAGAAGGTTTGCCAGAGCATCAGAGGGAATGCGGGCATTTAGACAAAATATGCGCATTGAAAGAAACTCAACCAGATTTGGCGCAGCACAGCAGAAGTTTGGAAAGAGCTTTGGTGGCCGAATGGGGACCGCGATGGGACTCGGAATGGCAAGCCAATATGCCCCAGAAGAAATGCGTGGCGCCATGGCACTCGGTGCAACCGTATCTCAACTCGACCCACGACTTGGAATTGCAGTAGCCGGACTCGGTGGAGCAATGACTGCTCGTGGCGGGCTTAAGGGTGGACTTGCTGGAGCGGCTGGCGGTGCAGCGCTTGGTGCACAGTTCGGCGGCGCATATGGTGCGCTTGCCGGTGCCGTCATTGGCGGTGTGTTTGGTGTAATCAAAGGCACCATAAATAAGGGCGCATACGAAATGAAGCAGGCTAGAGAAGCGGCTAGAGAGAGTATTAACTCGGTGTATGCCGCAATTGCGACATCAGCTGGTCAGCAGTTTGAGCGCAATAGAAAGACAATGGAAGCTGGGGGGAGAGTTTCTGGGCGTGGAGCTTTTGGCAATCTTGCGAGCAGTTTTGCTGGAGGCAGATTGCGTACAGCGCAGTTCCTGTCTGGGCAAGTAGAAAGAATGCGGGCATCCGGTAAAACTGGAAACGCAAGTATCGAACTTATTCAATCGCTCTACAACAACCAGGCAGACCTTGGATTGAGCATAAGCAAAGACCAGCTTGCCAAAATGACCAAAAACTCAACTGCTGCTTCTGAAGCACTAGAGACGTATGGGATAAATGCTCGTCAGAAGAGAAATAATGCTAGCGACATAAATTATTCACTAGAGGACAGCGACAATAATGCTCTTGGAATAAATCAGTCTCTGATTGACGAAACAAACGCATATAACAAGATTCAGAAAGTCAACACAGACAGAGTTGCTCTACTTACAAAAATGACTGGCAAGTCTGGTGCCGAACTTGAGATTTTGGCCAAAGAGCTCGGAGTCAACCTTTATGACTCAACAATCAAATTTAACGACCTTGTCGTAAAACTTGGCCTCAACATGGTTAGAACTGCTGCGGAGATGCAGGCAGCCCTAGTTGATGTAATGCTTGCTGCTGGCACAATGTTTAGGACTCGACGCGAGGCTCGTGAAGCCACGCTAACAATCGACCAGTCAACCCGTGGGCTCATGGATACGCTCACGTCAGGCGGATTGAGCGGACAGGAAAAAACTTTTGCTGTCGAAAGCTACTTTGAAAACTATTTCCAGCAAATTTTGGCAGCTACTGGAGGGGACGCTAAAAAGGCTTACCTCGCAACTGTTGGCGCATTTGGCACTGAAGGCCAAGGCGTATACGGTGCTGGAGCGGCGCTTGAGGGTCAATACGGTGTTATTAATCCGGTTTATCAGCAGGGCATTGCTGAGGTAAAGAAGGGGATTGGGACAGAGTACGGCGGCCAGCTACAGGCAATGCTCGGCTCCCTTGGATACAACGTAGATATTGGCCAAGCTTCACGAATGATTGGTCAGTTGTCAGATAAGGACATGACAAAATTCCTGAATCTTTCCGACAGGAATGCTTTGTTCACGGGCAAGAAGGGCGACTATACACAAGAAGACATCGTCAAGATACTTGGAACAGTTGGGCTTGGTGGTCTCAGCGTTGGAAGAACACCAGAAGAAGCTCTGGATGCAATTGCAACACAGGCAGAAAATCTCGCCGAGGCTTCAGAGGGCCTCAAGACGGCAATTGAAACGTTTAATAAGTACACCAACGACCTGTTCCAGGGTCCGCTTGGCGGAAAACCAGAGTGGTGGTCAAAGTCTGCAATGGCTGAGATTATGGGCAAGGACACAACAACCCCACGTGGTGACACAACTTCAAGCAGGCTCTCGCAGACCATGGCCCGCCATGCATCAATGGACAGTCAGCTAACTGGTAAGCGAAGCGTAACTTCTGCCTACAGAACCGTTGGACTTGGCTCAATTAATTCAGACCATGTAACAGGAAGGGCGTATGACCTTGTTGGCCAAAACCTTGGAGCATACTCGCGTCTTGTTCACGAAAACGGCGGGTTTGCAGAGTTCCACGGAACGCAAGCAAATCGACACCTACATGTAGTCCCAGCTAGAGCTGGAGACACTTCATCTCCCATGGCACCTATGGGGATGTCAACAATGACAGCAGGTAGTGGTGGAAGCACAAACTACTTCAACATCGAGATTAATGGAGCAACGCAGTCACCAGAGGCAATCGCAAACATGGTGATGGCAAAGATTGCTGAAAAAGAAAGAAACGCCAGGGAGCGTAGCTAATGGCCTCAACCGGAACAATCAGACTCTTCACTATTGGGTATACGGCTTCAGATTCGTTAAGCCTATTTAAGAACTACCCACTTAAAAGAAAGTATATTCAAGTCGAAAATACGTCAACACCTGTTTTCCCGGAATCGTATTCTCTCGTGTCTGCGCAAAAATACTGGTTTCCATTTGCTGGAGTAACACCATCTGACGAAGAATACATAACATATACAAACGGGGATGAATATACATTCAGTGAACCAGACTTTCAACGGACCCCAGAGAATTCAGCAAATCCGAATAAGAATAAAGTAAATGACTATTCTGTCGGAGCAAGAATAGTTTTTGGAAACGAAGTCTACGAGGCAGTAAATTACAAATTCAACTGGTCAGACACTGAGTTTGACTATTCAAAAAATCCATATCTTTCTGATTCCATTTATAAATGGAAAAAACTCAGCGACTCATCTAACACTTGGATACAGTATTGGTATCATCCACAGTTAAAACGATTCTTCCCATTGGCCAACACAAACGCGCTTCAGTCATTGCCGGACGTTGGGGACTTTGACGCATCAAAATGGTCATCTTTTATAGGTGACTCAGCAGACTTGAATTTGACGAATTTTACTGATTCGCAGATAAAAGAACTCGTGTCTGGTGGGCTATCTCTTCTTGCAGCTAAAACGATAGTACTTGATGCTGATACACGAATTTCTAAAATATATAGCGGAACGATTGCCATGGATGCGTTGCGCAAAACCGGAACAATACAGAACTACGAAAATGGATTAAGCACAAGTGGAACAACGGTTGTGGTATCTAAATCAACCGGTGGCTCAGAAGGAGAGGGTGGTGATTACTCATACTCCCTAGACCAGCCCCAGATGGTACAGTTTTACAATAATCCAGATGGTTCAACAGCCCCAAGACCTGCCCGATTTGTATTTGATTATCGACCAAACAATGTTTCATACTCAAATATAGGAGCAGAGTGGACAGAAATACCGAGAGTAAATAATACTCCATTTGTTGATTTTAAAAATTTTAAACTGATGAAAATAAGCTTTGAATTTTTGGTTGGTGACAATAATAATATTTTTTCATCTTGTGACGAAAAATTACGTGAACTTCGTACTATGGCCATGCGGCCAGAACCTGTCATATTTTTAGGTTTTGACTCAATGTTCACCGAGCAACTCACCTACCCAACTTGGACCGGTGGAAGTGGAATCGTTTTTGCAATTGTCGATATGTCAATTACTTCTGTTCAGCGAACAAGGTCAAGTAATGATTCTGTATTTAGCCAGACACCAACAGGTGAAATAAATAGAGCAACAGTAAATATGTCAATTTTAGAATTGCCTCTAGAAACGCCGCTTATAGCTGTGCTTCCAAAAATAACGCCAAGCACTCCAACCCCTGGTGGCCCAACAACAACACAAGATGAACTTTGCAGAAAACTATTTAGTCAAACCCCTGGGGTGCAGGAACGGATGAAGTCGCAAAATCCTGCCGCCTACGGAGTGTGCCCGGGAACGCCGGGCAAGGGTGGTGGCACTGGAACGAAGGTTATGTAGGCAATTATGGCTGCTGACCTAACAACATTTGCTGGATGGCGCTACTCCCGTCAGTATAGGGGGCCATACCAGGGGAAGATTCTTATTGCTGACCTGTCGAATACTTCATCAAACGGTTATGCGGACATATCAAAACTTGTTACCAGCGTGAACGTTAGTTACTCAATGGATATGGCCTCTCAGTTGAGCTTTGAGCTGGTAGACCCAGAGCTACGCATGTCAGGACAAAATTTTTTCACTCTGGGCAGGGACATAATATATGAAACGCAAACACTTGGACGCATAGATGACGGGTCGGGAAGTGCTGCGCTCGTTAAACAGTTGTTTGAGATTTCCAAGGTGACAGTATCCCAGGGCCCTGGTAGTAGTCCTACTTTTAGTATTGATTGCTACTCCAAGGCGATACAGCAAATGAAGAGAGATAAACGACCCGACACAATCAAAGGGCAAGGAACGGATTTCGTTAGGCGTGCAGCTGCAAAATACGGTTTAAAGTTTTACGGACAAGAAACAACAAAGAAGCAAAATATAACAAAAGCTTCTGGAGAAAAACAAGCAGAATCATTGTGGGATGTAATTGACCGTCTTGCTGGAGATGCAAAATTTGTTTGTTTTGAAACTGATGGATATTTAATATTTGCATCAGAACAATTTCTTCTTCATAAATGGGGCACCAACGCAAGACAGGTACCGAAGTTTACTGTTGACAAAAAAACTGGCCAAAAGAAACAAACTGGTAAAAAAACGCAACGATGGATACCTCTTCAGTATCCTAATCAAAGTACGCCTCAATTTCAGTATCTTGGTACACCGGGGTATTTTAAGTTGACACAATACCCAAGCATCACGAAGTCCGACAATGACCCATATGCTGCAGATGGCTCCTGTGTTGTTGAGAGAATCAACGGAACGCAGATTCGACCAGGCATGACGGCGTATGTTGGCAACGTTCCAAACATGTCGGGTTTTTACATAATCGAATCTGTTTCATTTGACGAGATGTCTTCAGAGCCAGTAAGCGTCTCTTTTAGAACGCCGCAGCGTGATGAAGAAAAGAATAAACCAAAACTTCTGCCAATTGGTGTCACGTATCAACAAACATACGTTCCGTTTGCTGGGACACAGACCACTCCAGTAACTGTGGTCCAATCTGCAAAAAACGCAACAGGGAAAAAGATTACTTCAGAATCACTGGATGCACGCTTACTCCCGATACCTGACCAATCAAACCAATTGCGTTACCCAAGAATGCAGTATGCAAACCTGACCATTACCTACCCAATGCTTAAAGGGGCAATAGCACAAGGCGGAGCAGGCCAGGCGAGCACAAATGATGCCGATTCAGTTCTATATACAGGCAACATAAATCTTTTCTCACGTCCAGTTCTTCCATCAGGGTCTGATGCTATGACGATATTTTCAATTACATACGAGTTTGAATTCGGAAGTGAATGGAGGGCAGTAGTGCTCCCGACCATATATACACAGGGTGGCGTGGCCGTACTAAAGAGCAGCGCAGAAGTAATAGCTAAATATAACGCTGACGGGGGATATCTTGGAACAGCAAAATACCTTGCTGTTGTTCGTGGTGAAACTAAGCAAAAAGCTATCTTGAATGCTCGTGATTATGCATATTTACTATCCAAACAGCAGTCTCTGATACTAGATAAGCGTTTTCCTGAATACTCTGGGTCACGTGGTTCTATTCCAAATACGGCAGGCGATTCGACATCGCTATGGGTCTAGGAGGATAAGCAATGGCTCGTAATAGACCGGACATCATTGATAATCAAAAAGCATCATCGCACCCGCTCAAGGCTGGTCGGATATTCACAGCAAATGTAACGGCAGTCAATGGTTCTGGGCAAATTAGTGTTTCCATTCCTGCTATTGGTTCAACATACGGTCCGATTACTCCAATTGGAACAACAACTCTTAACAAATACTCAGTTGGAGATGTAGTGAAATGTTCATTCACGGATGAGTTCTTTAATGAAATAATGGTTTATGGGTCTGCAAAAATAAAAGCCGACGTTTATGCCTCAAAAGTTCTTTTTGAGCAATTACAGGCAACCGTTAGCGCTCTTCAGACGCAAGTGGCAAATCTTCAAAGTCAACTTAATTCGCATAGTCATTAGGAGGTGAAAAGATGGACATGATTCAATTCCCGGTTCAATTTGATTCGACTGGTTTTAAAAAGCTAAGAGACGGAACAACTGACTATTATGCACAATTGCTTTCAATTATCATTCTTACAGAACCAATGACCCATCCATTCACTCCAGCTTTTGGTGCTAACGACCCTGCGTTTAGGACTGTAGATAAAGGGCTATTTGTTTTAAATGCGTCGAGGTATGTTCCAGAAATAAGAATAACCAATTTATCAACAACATCAAACGAAGGGAACACTGGTAAAACCAAAGTTTCTTTCGCTTTTGAAATACAAAGCTCGTAGGTTTAAAATGCCAGCAGATTTTTCAGAATACGTCAACCTCACAATTTTTGACAAGGAACCAGGCGACATTTATCGCGACTCAATTGAGTTGGCTCGACTCAGCTTGCCTGAATTCAATCTCCGTACTGGTTCTCCAGAAGACGCGATTTTTCAGGCAATGGCATATGTGAGTGCGTTGAATATTGCTGCAATAAACAGACTTCCAAATAGGCTTATGGCAGGAATTGTAGGAATGCTCGGATTTATTCGCCAGGAGGCTATTCCAGCAGAGATTGATGTCACCATCACGCTCAACACATATGATGGCGGAACAATACCTGCTGGAACGGTTTTCAGCTTTGAAGCGTTGTTTGAAGATGAATTACAGGAATTTCCATTTCAGACAACATCTGTACTAGAACTGGAACCGACTGACTTGGAGATATCTGTAGATTATCCGAGCGCATCAGCAACCATTGTGTGTTTAACGCCAGGAATTATTCCACCAATAGATGATGGAGCTCAGTTAAAAATACTTTCTTCTGGAACACAAATCCAAACAGTAACGGTTAGAACGCCTTCAAATTTTGCAAATGGAATTAATGCAGACTCAGATACAGACTACCTATCACGAGCTACAACTTATTTGCGCTCTCTTACTTCGTCTCTCACAAGAGCAACACAAGTTGACTCATATGTTCTTTCTGAATACCCAGACGTTATAAGTCGTGTCAAAACATATGACTTGACTAATGGCGATGATACAAGCGGCGACATAACTGTAAAAAGACAAGCCGGAGTCATAAAAACATTCTTGGATAATAACCTGGCAACAATTCAGACAGCAGCACCACACCTATTCATAACTGGTGACACAATTGAATTAGAGGTTTTTGACCCTTCGGTAAGTGCAACATTTAATGGCTTGCATGAAATAACTGCTACCGGTTCAGATACGGTTAATTTCGTCAAAGTAGCAACAAACTCAGCAAGCACCACAGTTACTGCTTCTGCTTACGCTGGTCAGGATGTGTCTGGTTTCGTAACTGTTTTTGGATATGGCCTAAACACTTATTTAACATCAATTGAAAAAACAAACGTTGTTGCTGACATTCGCGCAAAATCAGTTGCTGGATTAACTTTTGAAATGTTAGACCCAGAAATTTGCACATTAGAAATTTCTGGAGAAGTTGTGATAAGTGAATCGTATGATGCTGCATCCGTGGAGGGTGCCGTACTTAATGCGTTGGTCGACTTCATAAGTCCGGCAAAATATCCATACACCCAAGATAGAGTGAGACAGACACAGCTAATATCGCTTATTAGCAATGTCCCTGGTGTGGTTTTTGTTGAATCACTCACGCTCTCTCCAACTGGTTCCGGTTGGTTGCCACAACTGGGCAACGACTTGCTATTTCATAAAAAAGGCTCATTGCCAATAATTGCAGTTGAAGACATTGACCTTACGTTTACGGTATTGGAAATAAGTTAACAATGGCCACAACACGTAACCTTTTGCCATACGATAGTGCGCTGCTTCGAGTAAATGACAGTGGACAAATTGTTGAACTCGGCGCATATGCAAGCGATTGGGAATCAACTAACTCGGAATTAACAATAGTTTCAACTAACTTTTTGGTTGATACTCGTTACGTTCTGCAATTAAACCCATCATCTACTGGTGAAATATTAGTAACACTAGAAAATGTTCCATTGTATCTCGAAGACAATGGACGAATTCTTTCCTTTAATATGCGAATCAAAGCGCTATCTTCTGTCGATTTATCAACAATGATTTATCTTGATGGTTCATCAACTGGAATTGAAGGAAATATTCAGTCATTTAGCAGCGGTGAATACAACGCTATTCAGTCAAATAGAATAACCGTTCCGGATGATTCAGAGCTACACACCTTAAGTGTAAGAATAGCTATCACTGGACATAATGCGTCAAACATATGGTTGACATGTCCACACCTAATTCACGACCTGGATTTCTACTCTAATGATTTCGTATCTGGAATACGAAATTTTCTACCTGATTTTTACTGGGAACT